CAAGGCTGAAGTCGAATCTAAAGAAGCAAATATAAAACTAGAAGAAAAAGTACAACAACAAAAAGAAAAGATTGTACAGAAACAGGTGGTGGTCAAACAATATATTGACCGTGAAGTTACCAAGTACGACAATACTTGTGCGATACCTAAAGAATTCGTTGAAGTACACAATAAGGCAGCCACAAAATGAAATATTTAATTTTGGTATTAATGTTAGTTGGTTGTTCCACGACTGTTCCTGTCACTTCTAAATTTCCAGAACCACCTAAATACTCCTTACAGACTTGTCCAAATTTACAATTATTAAAAGACGGGTCCAAACTAAGTGAAGTCGCTAATACTGTAACAATAAATTATTCTACATATTATGAATGTGCCGTGAAGAATGATGCATGGATCGAATGGTATAAAATTCAGAAACACATTTTTGAAAGTGTAAAATGAACAAAGAAGAATGTCCAATTTGTGGTGGAAGCCATAAAAAATAATGGCTTACTCTCAACAAGTGCTTGACCATTATGAAAACCCCCGGAATGTGGGTAGTTTTAGTATTATTGATGATACCATTGGTACTGGTATGGTCGGCGCACCTGCTTGCGGAGATGTTATGAAACTTCAAATTAAAGTAGAAGATGGAATAATAAAAGATGCAAAATTCAAAACATACGGATGTGGTTCAGCAATCGCAAGTTCCAGTCTCGTCACAGAATGGGTTAAAGGAAAAACGCTTGACCAAGCACGAGAAATTACTAATAGCGCAATTGCTGAAGAACTTGCCCTACCACCGGTTAAAATACATTGTTCAATACTTGCAGAAGATGCTATAAAGGCCGCTATAAATGATTACAATAACAAGTGCTGCAAAGTCTAAAATTTTAGATTTGTTAGTAGAAGAGAATAACCCCAACCTCTCACTTAGAACTTTTGTGCAAGGGGGAGGATGTTCAGGGTTTAGTTATGGGTTTACTTTTGATGAAACAATGAATGATGATGATTTTGAAGTACCGCTGGGTGAGTTTAGAGTACTTGTTGATGCAATGAGTATGCAGTACCTGGAAGGTGCCAGTATAGATTATAAAGATGAAATAATGAGAAAAGAATTTATTATTACTAACCCTAATGCCAAGCACACATGTGGGTGCGGTAGCAGTTTTACAGTTTAAGGAAAATAAATGAGTTTTGAGTTAACACAAGAACACGTGGATGCATTGATTCCAAGAGCAATTGGTGGTACTACCCCCTGGGTTGAAGCATTAAACGAGGCATTACCACAATATGAAATTAACACAATCGAACGAGTCGCTGCTTTCATTGCACAATGTGCCCATGAATCTGGTGGCTTTTCCGTATTAGAAGAAAATTTAAATTACAAAGCAGCTACTTTAACTAAGTTATGGCCACAAAGATTTCCTGCTGGAATTGCTGAAGAGTATGCCGGTAAGCCTGAAAAAATTGCCAACAAAACATATGGTGGTAGGATGGGTAACGGGGATGAGCATTCCGGTGAAGGTTATAAGTTTAGAGGGAGAGGTCTTCTTCAATTGACTGGTAAAGATAATTATAAAGCATGTTCACAAGCATTATTTCAAGATGCAACTTTGTTAGAAGACCCCGATCTTCTTTTAGATCCTTACTATGCTATTCATTCAGCATGCTGGTTTTGGACTAAAAACAAATTAAATCAGTACGCAGATTCTGGTGACTTTACTACAATGACTAAAAAAATTAACGGCGGTATAATTGGACTTGATGATCGTATCCATCATTATAACGCAGCTGTTGACGTTTTAGAGAAATAACGTTATAATACAGTATGTTTAATCATGTGAAACTTGACCGTGAAGTCCCAAAACTCAAACAAATAAACGAAGACGGTACCCGTTACTATACAACACCAGAAGGTAATAAGTATCCTTCTATTACTACAGTACTTGCTGAATATAGCCGTAAAGGTATAATGGAATGGAGGGCAAGGGTTGGTGCAGAACAAGCCAATATAATTGCTAACAAAGCATCTACCCGTGGTACTAAACTACATAAAGTTTGTGAACATTATTTAAATAACGAAGATTTAGAATTTAAAACGCCATTTGAAAAGTCGTTCTTTGAATCTTTAAAACCGCAATTAAGCCGTATTGATAATATTCATGCACAAGAACTACGTATGTATTCAGATCATTTGCGTATTGCCGGGACTGTTGACTGTATTGCAGAATTTGATGGGACGTTATCAGTTATAGATTTTAAGTCAGCATCTAAACCAAAAGATAAAGATTATATTGAAAATTACTTTATGCAATGCTCGGCTTATGCTATTATGTTTGAAGAAATATTTAAGATTCCTGTAAGTCAAATCGTAATTGCTATTGCGGTCGAAGAGGAAGATCCTCAAATATTTGTTGAAAAAAGAGATAAATATGTTAAGAGACTTTTATATTTTAGAGACTTATATGAAAAGAAACATTGATTAGTTTTTTTAAGTCATATATAATAGAGGAGTATAGATGAAAGTTAAAAAATTAATTTTTAAATTAAACCGTGCTGAGTTTGAACATAAGCTTAACAAGGCAAAAAAAATATGGTTTAAAATTCTAAAGAAATCTGTAAGGCATAAGCATACAGAGGCTGTTAGATAATATAGTTGTATGAAGCAAGCTTAAAAGGATTCTGGACGGGGGTGCGAATCCCCCCAGGTCCACCATAAGGTATATCTTAGTATATTTTATGATGGGCCTGACCTAGATTCGACAGGGTCACAAGTCGGTAAGCGGACAACTCATCAGAGAAGATGTTAAAACTAAAACAACGTAAACGCAAACGACGAATTGTTCGCATTAGCAGCCTAAACTCTGCTTAGGGTTTTTGGTAGTTTATCCTCGTAACAGAATTAAACTACTTTTTCTTACACTCATACACACAAAGGAGATTTACATGAGTAATATGACACCGTTCGAAATTCGACTCGAACTTTTAAAAATGGCTCAATCAATGCTTGAAATAGAGTATTATGGCAAACGTGAGCAAATATCAAACGACTGGTCAACAAAAGTAGAAGCCGCAAAACATGCCGGTCAGCCTACGCCAGATCACCCGGGCTTTCCAGCCTATCCGACCGAAGCAGAAGTTATATCTAAAGCATCAACTTTAAACGGCTTCGTATCTAATATCCATACAGAAACAAAACACACTTCCACCAAGAAGTAATCTGATGGTGAATGGGGGCTTGTCCCCCTTCATAAGGAGAACCAATGGTAAAATCATTAAGCTTAATACTTAAGATTGTATTTTTTATTATAGTTGTGATCGGAATTACAAAGATTACAAAACATCAAATCGATTATTTTAAAACAATTAAATATAATCAAATGCCAGTAACAATGGTTGAGAGGGAGAAACAACTTACATGTTTGGCAAAAAACATTTACTTTGAAGCCGCCCAAGAACCTTTTGAAGGTAAGGTAGCTGTTGCACAAGTAACAATAAATAGAGCAGAATCAGGACAATTTCCATCTGATATTTGTAACGTAGTATATCAAAAGAATGTTATATATGGTAAAGTAATTTGTCAATTCACCTGGTATTGTGAGGGAGGGGCATTAATAAAGAGTAATAGTCATTATAATGAGTCAATGGAGGTTGCTAAAAAAGTCCTACTAGAAAATTTTAGACTTCCTTCTTTAAAGAAAGCTTATTACTACCATGCTGATTATGTAAATCCTAATTGGAATTTGCCAAAAATAACTCAAATCGGTCATCATATTTTTTACGGACAAAAATAATGGAAAAATTTAACGAATGGAAAGAAGACCTTATAGAATATTTTGAAGGCTTTAGTAAGGCGTCAGCCGATACGTTTGCCTGGATTAGTGTGGTGGTTTTACTAGGTGCAACTATTCCAGGGTTCTTGGCTGTAATGGCAAAGGTAACTGATAAAATGCCACCATTAGATATTACACTAATGTTATGGACAGGTCTATTGCTTTATTTCATAAGATCAGCTATACTAAAGGATATGCTGATGGTGGTTACCATTGGTCTCGGTTTCGCCATTCAGGCCATACTTTTAGGATTAATATTTTTTATATAATGGACGAAATAGAACAATTAACTGATTCGTTGGTGATTACCAAAAGGTTTAGATCACCGACAGAATTCAGTCTTTATATTGACGAAATAGTATCTAAGTTTAATGTAACTTATATGGATGCTGTTATTAATTATTGTAATGAAAAAGATATTGACGTAGACAGTATTGGACCACTCATTAATTTAAAGTTGAGAGAAAAGATTCAGATGGAGGCAGAGGTTGCCAATATGATTAAACCAAGAGGTCACCTCCCGGTATGATAATGAAACCTTTTGAAGTCTATCGTTATTACTTGGCACTTCGTCTTCATTTTACGACAGACCAGTACGATGTAATTAAACAAAAAGGACGGGTTAGAGCATCTGAGAAGTCTTTTCTTATGCGAAAAGATTTACTATCAATTCGTAAGGTAGCAGATACTTATTCAGATAAAGACGTGGTGGATTTTTTAGTTGCTAACTTTGTATCTGGGGATAGATGGGGGGGTATATTTGATTCAGAATCTAAAGATCGTTATCTATTATGGAAACGTAGAATTGAATCGATGTCTTATACGTTTAAAAAAGATATCAGTTACTTAAACGCCCAGATGATGAAACAGGGTAAGGAGTTTAAAGATTGTTTAGTAGGTGGGAAAAACGAACACCCGTTTATTTTAAAATCCTTCTTTCGTAATTCTATTAGTATCGAAACTCTGGTAATACTAAATAAGATATACGACTATGTACCTTTATTTGATACCGCGTATAGAGATGATCTTATGTGGCCAGATTTATCTAGAGTTATTAAGAAGTATTTACC